CTGTAACGAAACTAGTTCGCCTCGTGGCTCCACAAGAGTTGTCTCTTTCGAGACCCCCCTTGCTTCTGTCAAGCGATTGATCCTACGCGAGACTAATGGTAAGGGTACCAAAAGTTCGGGTGACCAACCGGTCCATCGGTTTAAAGACATCTTGTCTGCAATTGATGATAAACGTCGTAAGAAGAACGTAGAGAACGAATCTTCCAGCGGCGACCTGCGTGATGCAGTTCGTCGTGCAGCTGCGGCAGTAGCCGCGTTCCAGGAGGTGTTCGCCTTGTTTGTTGGCGAGGTCCGTCCTGGTGTGCTTCACAAGCTGAGGCGAGAGATGCAAGAACTGACCCTTGCATGTATCGATCTCGCTTGTGATGACAAGATGGAGAAGGTGTTTAAGAACGATTTTATCGTACTTCATGCTCTTGCAACCATGAAGCCCATAAGCGATAAGCTCGTTCTCGTAAAGGGCCAAACCAAACGTATTTTGCTCAGGCATTGTGCCAGGGCAAATACTGGTCGTTTACGCTCGATGATGCTGATCCGATCGATTTACGAATCCAAGAGATGCTGGCTTAAAATGTCAGATAACCTTGAACGTGCATCGATGGTGAAGCACCGTGATCTTATGCAAACTTCCGCGACTTCTTCGCCTATGTTTTTGGCATATTTGAAGGAGACTGTGGATATGGTTTTTCCTCCAGGTACGAAGTTCGTACCAGGGCCCTGCGTCCCCACCTATTCTGCGACTTTCTCAAAGTCTAAGAAGGAAGGAGGAGCGCACGCTGAGTGTTCTCTAGGATGGGAGATACCGATGGGTCAAGCAGTTCGCGCTGAAGAAGTTTCTAGGCTTCAAAGCGAGTTCTGTCTTGAGACATCTTTGACTGAAGATAATTCTGTCAAGTATCAGGCTATCCCAGAACCCGGGAAATTCCGTGTGATCACAAAAGGTCGAGGGGACCTTTACACCGGACTCCGGCCACTGCAACGATTTATGTTGAATCGTTGGTCTACCATGCCGTTTTCGACGATGTGTGATAACATCGAAGAGCGCATACAAGAACGTATGTATGGGCCAGGCTATAAGGACCGTGGTGATTACTTCATTTCGGG